GAAATATAGGATCACCAAAGAGCCATCCTTTTATTGTAAATGAGGTATCAGCTACAATACGGTATTTATCAGAGGCAACTATATCAGTGGGGTATGATAGCGCTATGTTACCGTTCCAGAGAACCTCGCTTCTAATTTCTTGTGGAACTTCAAATCCACCTTCAACCATAGCTTCAGGTACTTTCCAGGATATTATTATATAAGGATTATTATATGGTACAAAATTACTAATAATTTGATCCATATCTGTTTGAAATTTAGCCAATATAGACATATTGATTCCTATATTCACAGGAACAGGTGCTTTATAAAAATCGCTAAGTGTATAGTTGTTTCTGTCGGAAACACCTTTTGGAAAATAAAAACCGCCTATCTTATTAAAAACCCTTTCATTATCTCTTGTTACATTGCTAATGCTAACTGCTACAACAGGAACAGTGATGTTTTGTGCTTTATTGACCAAATCATACATTACCCTTTGCTTCGGTGAATATACATATCTAACTTGTACACCGTTTATTGGTTCTCTTAATCTATTAAACCTCTTAATAACAATATCATCAAAAGCATTAACAAATTGTGTTACCAAGTCCTTAATTTCAAAATGATACGTATAGTTCTTCACTATATATATTTATTAGCAAATCCGCTCAATAAAATAATGTGGTAGCTTATCTTTAGTGCGCTTTAGTACATTCACTATATTACCGTCTAGAATATAAGTCGATGAAAAGTCATGCTTGCTTCTAGTTGCTCGGCCACACGCTTGAACTACAGAATTAAGCATTTTGTTTTCATACCATGCTTTATCTAAATCAAATAATCTTTTTATTCTTTTTGATGAAAGCGGTGGATAGGGAAGTTTTACAATAATTTGAAATCTTGCCAAATCATCCTTGAGATCAATTCCGTATGCTAGAGAGGGAGATACTAATATAGTGGGAAAATCAGCTTTATAATGTTCATTAAGTATTTCTTCATTATTTGTAATATTGTCTCTAAATAAAAACCTCTTGTTAGATGACAGTTTTTCTTTTAAAAAATTTGTTATTTCTTGTGTATGCGTATGAATTACACCCTTGTCATTAATATGAAACTCTACAATTTGCTTTATTTGATTAGCAATATCTGGAAGAACAGTTTTTAAGTTTTTATAATTAAGTTTATTTTTAGAGGTTACATATATCGGCGACTTTGCAGCATCAAAATCGCTATCAACTTCAATATATTCATAGTCTGTAATACCTAATGTTTTGGCAAAATTTTTATGATCTATAATTGTTGCTGACATTAACAATACATTATCTGCATAATCAAAAATAAATTTCGATAGTTTATCAACTTTTAAAGGTGTAAAATGTACTCTCTTAACATCTCTATCAACAATAAATTCACATTCTTTCCAAAGAGTACTAACGGTTGTTAGTGAGTTGGATAAATTCTTAAGATATAGAAGCTTAACTCTATCAGGTTGTGAAAGAGTATTCTTTTTTCCGCCTTTAACAATAAAAGTATTTGCTTTTTCATTTAACTGAAGAATAAGATCATTAACCCAGTTGCGTACTCTGTCATGTGATTCAGTAGTAAGGGTACGAAATTCTATACCATAATTTTTAAGCCGCTCATAATTAATTTCCGCTGAAAATCTTTTTGAAAGTTCATCCTCTAATTCCGACGCTTCATCACATATTAAGAAATTTTTTCTTTTTAAATGTGAGGGGAGAGATAAAAACATCTTGTAGTTTAAGACTGAAAATTGTGAGGTAAGCGCTGTATTTCTAGCATTGTAGTATGGGCAGCAATTTTTACCCCAACAGTCCTCCTTTAATTTACTAACAAATAAACATGGTGCTGTTTCAACATCAAAGTTTTGATCTATCTCACAAATGTAGTTTGTCTTACCTTTTAAAAGCTTTGTATCTTCAAAAAGTTTTAAATATTGATCCTGTAAGGATTTTGTTATAGTTAGTGCAAATGCACCGAAAGGCGGGGTTGATAAGCATTCAACTTCATTAACATAATTACCAGTAAAGTCTTGTTTGTACGCTTGGTAATTATTGATTAATTTTATAAACTGTTCAGAAGGTGTATTACTAAGACCTGCAAGAGTTCTTGCTAGAAAACTTTTACCTGAACCTGTAGGTGCACAAGCAATGACAAACTTTTTACCTTTGTTAAATGCTTTTTCTACATTCTTAATTAGTTTTATCTGTTGTGACGAGGGAGTATAGTCCTTGGGAAAATAATTTAAATATCTACTAAACACAATAATTTATATTAGCACACAAACTACAAAATTAAACATAAACTTTCAATTTTATTTTTTTATTAAAAAGCTTCGAAGGTTTTTTGTTTCTAAATTTAATTAAGTCATCTTTAATAGATGAGTTGTTGTTGACAAATGTTGTCACAGTATAGTCAAAAACTATCTCATCGCCATTGTCAATAAAGTGATAAGGATATGGAATTTCATATAAAAATCTTTTCTTTTTTCCTTCGTGGAGCAAAAGAAAGCTGCAAAAAAAGTCTTTTACGCTAAAAAGAAGTATTCTACCTGATTTTATAGTTTTGTTTTCAACAACAAAATCTACATTTTTTTGCAAATGCTTATTTATTGTAGCTATAATTTTGTTTATATTTGTCATTTATTCATGAAAGCAATTTTTTGCTGTGGTGTAAGTTTAATTAGTTTGGTAGAAAAATATTTCCAGAATTCCTTGTTAGCAGGTATTGTAGCTACAAGATTACAAGCTGTCATATTCACGCATCTATAATCTTGCATGAAAATATCCCAGACAATTAATAAATCTTTTTGAACTGGATTAAATTTAGAAGGCCGAGAAGTGGGTCTAAAATTTAAAGTTAATCTCCCTTCTGTACTGTTTAAGAGGCTAAAACTGTTTGTACAAAGCATTCTTCTTGTTGAAGGAGCTCCAGGCTTAATTCTTCTTCTAAAAAATTTTATCTCAACAACATTGCTTTGCACTATTGTTTTTAAAGTTGCTAGAGAAACTTTCATTCATTATTTTGCTTTTTTTTCTTCTTAGTAGTATGGCTTGCAACAGTCTGATCATCATTTAAAACTGAACAAATTCCAAATATTCTTTGTTCATTTAAAAATATTCCTTTTTTAAGAGTACCATAGCCGTCTACAGACAGATTCGCAACCGGTATACCTAAGTTGTTTGGGAAGCAAACAAAATCACCTGTTTTAGTAAATTTTGAATTTGGCCCTGCAAGAATAACTTCACCAATTCTCCAAGCTCTCATATCTGCATTCACAGGTACAACAATTCCGTTTCTAATAATACTTGCTCCGTCTTCTGTTTCATCTACAAACTTAACCAATAAAACATCGTCTAAAAGGTGCTTTAGACTAAACCCATAAAAGACAGAGTTGAAGGAGTTTTTCGGAAGTTCAGATAAATCAATTAAACTTTTTTGTGTCGGTAGTAGATCTATATTAGCTGGCATATATTATTTTATTAATTTTTTAGAGAAGTCAATACCTGGTTATATAATAGTACTTCTCGCTTAGAAAGCTCTAAGGCTTTAGAATAAAGTAGTATGGATTCATCTACATCTTCTTCTTTTTTCTTCTTAAAGTAATCTATTTTTTTAAAAGGTACCTTTGAAAGAACATTAAAAAAAAGTGCAAAAAGACTGCGTTTTTCTAAAGAAAGATATTTATTAAGCAGATTACACTTTATTGCGTATTCATTAGAATACATGCTAATCCACCTACTAACCATATATGGAATAAACACTGGCTCGCTGTCAACATTGGTGAGCGTATCTCTCTTTTTAAAGAAGAGAATATCTCCAATTATATTAAAGATTGTCATTAACTAATAACTTTTGTAGTAGCTATAAAGATATCGTCATTTATTGTGTAAAACAGCTCAATAATTTGATTCATAAATTTTGTAGCTTGATCATCTGTTAAATTAGTAGAAAATGCAAATGCAGGGGCTTTTTTACCTGCAACAATATTGATACCTGTATGGCCAAGTGCTACCCCGTTTTTCACGTACGTAATGCTTACTGAACACTTGCCTTTTTGTTGCGTAATTCCCCCCTGTACATGTTCCTTATGTACAATTAAATCATCACCATCCACTTCAATAGGTGCTTTTAAATATTGAGTACTAAGAATATTAGCTATCTGAGTGTTAAGCAGTCTCTGGTATGCAACAGCACCAAAAGAGTCAAGATAGGGTATTTCCCATAAAAAATTAATTGCATCTTCACTATAAATAAAATCGTTATTAAGCACATCTTCACTATCTATCATTCCCTCTGCTTCTACTTTCATAGGTGCTCTAAAAGCAACAATATTGCCAATTGGTAATGTCTTTTCTCTGAAAAAATTATAAGCAAAGCGAGAGTGGAGCAACTTACCGTCGTAAACCTTTTGTTCTATTATCATAATGTCTATTATATAGTAATAGTTTTTATATTCAAGCTAACTCTCTACGAACAAAAAGAAAATCGTTGTGAGTACCGTCCCAATTAGGATATTCTTTTAAATTATATTTGGTAATATTCTCTAAGTAGAAGTAATTATTTTTCTGAAAAAATTTTATAACACTGTCAAAACTTGAAGTATAGATCTCAATTAAAATATAGTCAGGTCTGTATTTTGACAGATCTAATCCTTTCAATACTTGCAATTCATAGTTTTCCACATCCAATGATATGAGATCAACTTGTTTATCAGAAAAATATTTTTTAAAAATATTGTTTAAAGTAGTTGCAGGGACTTTTGTAGAGGAAGGTCTGCATAATCTTTCACCATTGACACTAGCCATTGGATTACCATCAAAATCTCCAACAAGCTCTTTTGTTTCTTCATCATCAGTTAAAGCACTGTTAATACATAGACTGTTTGGTCTATTCTTAATACAGGAATTAAAGACATTTATAGAAGGTTCAATTAAAACACCTGTCCAGTTAAAATCTTTTTCTAAAGGATATGTATATGATTGAAAGATACCGTCATTAGCACCAGCCTCAATAAAAACTCCTTTTTGTTTATTTAAATATTTTACTAGGTTGTCAAAGTTCATAGAATGTCTTTTATACCGTTATTTAAAAGATAATCCTCTAAATAAAGACTTTCTTTATTTTGTTTAAAATTATCTAGTTTTAATTCTTTTAATTCTTCAGAGGCAATAAAATTTATTGAATAATTTTTATTAAGCTCTTCATAGTGTTCTAACATTTTTTGTGTTGACTGCTGTATGGGTATTGAATTAAGTTTTAAGATTTCAAAATATCTTAAATTTAAAAAATCTCCTATACCTAATGGGTTAAGCACATACTTAAAGCTTGCAAGTTTTTTAAGAAATTCACTATATGTAAAAACTCTATCTGTTACAATAAGCTCAATCTCAAAATATTTTGATACTTCTTGAATTGTTTGTCTTCTTTTAAGGTATTGATCACCTCTACATTGCCCTATAAAAAGAACTTTATCAGACTTATTTTCAGAAGGTTCTACCAAGACTGTATTTTTACTTAAAAGCTGTTTGTTGAGAAAAGGAGACTCAAAAATTTCAAAATCATTAACATCTTGTATTAATTGTACTAAATGTTTAATTTCAAGTAGCTTGGCTTGCAAGACTCTTGCATAGGGATAAAAAGAATTTTTAATTGGTTCAAAATTGAAAACAATTGTCTTAATTTTTTTATTATTAAGCGTGTTTATAAATTTATCGTTTGCCCATACGCGCGAATTTGGTTCATAGTGCTCATCGACTATAAAAAGGTGTGATATCTCATTAAGATCTTCTATGTTTTTTATTTCCTTAAAGTTAATTTTTCCAAATATGTTTTCTAATGCAAGTTTGAAGTTATTAAAAAGAGAATGACCGACTGTTTCAATACTGTAGTGGGAAAGTAATCCAAACATATACAATTATATGCTACAAATTAACTTTTTCCAATAGTCAAAATTTAATTTTTCATTATTAAATTTTTCTATTTTATAATTTTGAATATTCTGTCTAAGCCCAGTTATAGTCACATCCTCCCAATCATTAATAAACATAATTGGAAGATCTTTAAAATCTGAAAAACATTCTGAATATTTTACTATAGGGACAGCATTTAAATATAGTGACTCCCAAATTCTATGACAATCAGGCCCGTTACCTGGGGGGTTAATTACAAACATACTTTTTGATATAAAGTCGAAATATTCTTCTTGTGAATTGCATTTGATCATTCCAATACCATTCTTTCTAGTAATATTGTCTATATTAACTCTTTCGTTTCTGTTTGTATTAACGTCAAAATTTTTAAATACTAAAATATCTTTTTTATAGTTTTTGTTTTTTGTATTATTTAAAAGATTTAAATTACCGTGAGGGTATTGTTGATTTGCAATACCTATTGGTAGGCCGTTAATTTTTAAATGGTTAAACTCTTTATTTTGAGTGTACCATTTAATAATTCTGTTATCTTCTAAAAATTTTGCAAAATTAATGTTAAACCCCATATCCGAATTGTGTGATATAAAGATATGGTTATTTTTTAGCAGAGGAAATATTATTTTAAAAAACTTATTTAGAGTCCATGTGTTAACAAAAATAATTTTAGAACTGTGTACTGTTTCAGGTAAGCTACTGGTAGAATTGTTATAATAAAAAACTTTGTAATTATTATTTCTTTGCTGTGTTTTAACAAATTCACACTCACTTTCACCATTATCTGTTCCCTCAGGAATTAAGCTAATATCAGCTAATCCCTGTAGTCTCTCGCCCGTTATAAAATTGTTTAGTTCCATCTTGCTTCAAAAAAATGTACACAAATCGACTCATCTTGAACATAGTTTTTATAATCATTACCTAATACTTTGTCGTAATTAAAATTTGGGTAGGGATAAAAATATGTAAGAGGAAATACTAAAAGTTTATCAACTGAATTAATATTTTTAAATAATTTTCTTGTAAGGTAATAAGGACCGGTTGTCTCTATAATGCTCATTCCTTCATCGTCTCTTATTTCATTATCTATATTATTAGCTTCTTTTATTAAATTATTTCCAGGTGTTGTGCCTATCATTCCATTGAATAGTGTAGGAGCTTTGTCGAAAGCAACACCGGTAAAAAAGTCAAGATGAAGAAAAGGGTCAAGTGATTTGTAGCCAATAAAATCTGTATCAAAATATATTCCACCAAATTTTTCTAAAATTGCATATCTCAAGATGTCTGATTTTTGTCCAGGGTTTTTAGCCTTATAAAATAACTCTTTATTCTTAAAATCAAATTCATCAGCATCTTTCTCAGTCCATAATTTATATTCGTAACCCGGGTTTGCTTTTTGAAGAGTTTTGGAGTATTCAAGAAGATAGGAAGGTATTTCAGAACCTATCCATATTTGATGAATTTTTTGAGGAATTTTTTTTTCACCATCACTAGGAAAATTTTTATTATAAAGATCTATAAGCAAATTCCATTTTTCAGGCAACTGTTTATTTTTATAATTGCTGCTAAATTTCATACATTCATCAAAGCTCTTCATAATCTATTATTTTAAAGTGTTGAGAATAAAGGTCAACTGAACATCAAGCAGTATATTATCTCTTACAAACTGCTTTGCGTTTTCAGATATATAATTGTATAGAGCAGTGTCATTGTTAATCTTATTTAGGTGATCTTTTAAATCAGTAAAATCTTCTTTAACTGGTATAAAATGCTTCCATGGTATTAACAATCTATGCCAGTGCTCAGTCCAGCGTCTGGGTACTATAAAAACAGGTCGACCAGTAGCTAGTAAATATTTTACTCTCGCAGAATAACCTTGACCCTGTATATCCATTAAAAATCTATAATTACAGTGGTCCATCAGGCTAATAAAATTTTTATTTCTAGATTCAACAGAATTATCTGTTACCCTGGTTTCACATATGTCTGTATTAAATTTTGAGTATTCAACGTAATCAAATCTTTGTTGATGTTGAGGACCACCTGCCCAAAATATTTTATTAAGATAAGGTTGAGAATTGTTTTCTAGTAAGTTTTTTATAAGATGGTCTGCATCATGTATGTCTACTTGTTTCCAGCTAATACTGTAAGGGCATGGAAAAAAATTATATTTAAAAGGATTATTAATATCAATTGTAGTACTAAATTTTAAATCAAATTCATTATAACAGCTTTCAGCTTCTTGATAATCACCACTAGTTATACAAATTTTTTTATTTTTAAAAATGTTTTTGTTTAAAATGAATAATCTATTAAAAAGGTCTATAATATTGTCTCTTCTTTCAAAGTATGCATTACTAAAATTTAATTTTAGATTTAGATCTTTGTCAACAGAAAAAGATGTAAGGTCGTATGGCATTAGATTATAAATTTTTTTGAATTATTAAAATCAAAAAATAAGTTAATATCATCTTTTTCAGGTAAGAGAGGCCAATTAAGCTTTTTGTTTGAAGAAAAAGGAAAATATACGTTTTCATGCTCTCCAAGAAATGCTGGCCACCATGAGAATGAAGATTGAGAGAGAAATATATTATTACTATTTAATAAAAAGAAAAAATCATTCATTCCTTGATTATCAGCAGTATGGCTAAATTTGTCTACCTTACCCTGTGATCTTACTATACAGCCTAATTTTAATAACTCCTGTACGGTATTACAATTAGCATTATCCGTTACTATACAATATTTTTTATAATTTAATTTTGTAATAATTGATATATAAGCTTCAGTACCGAGAAAATTTTTTGTTTGTAAATAATCCGTCTCTCTTAAGTGTATAACTAAGGTGTCTGAATTGTTCAGCTTATTACTTTGTATTGCAAAAGCTGTTTTTAATAATTCTCTATGCTTTTCATAGTATTTTATATTTTGTAGTGTACTGTCAATAATAATATCTTTTTCTGTTTTTAATAAGAAATCTACATCAACGTAATTATACCCAAAAGAGCTTGTTCTTACTGCATCACGAGAAACCAAACCTACGCTTTTGTTAATATTAAAATTTGGTAAACCGTCGTGGTAAAAATTATCACCTCTGATATTTGATATTATCAAGCCAAATGCATATTGAAACATTCTATTTCCCATTCTTTGCCATGGGTCGTACTGTACTAGTATACTCACCAGTAACAACCCTCTTCCATGAGATTTAATTTTGTAGGTCTTTCTTCAGCAGAAGGATTAATCCAAAATTTATTAAAAAATGGTTGCATCCTGTTCATTTCTTCCCACCTTCTTCCTTTTATACCAAATAAAATCTGAGTAGCTCCACCGAGATGTAAACTAGAAATACCGAGCTTTTTAACAAATGAACAAAGAGGTAAAGAATAGGCACCAACACCAAATATTGCAAAATCAAACTTTAAATTTTGTATTTTTTCTTTAGTCTTCTCTAGGCAATCCATATAAGATTTATATTCAGAGTCCTTATCGCATAGACCTCTACTGAAAGGAAACCCTAAAGTAATTAATTCAAAATTCTTTTTTAATTTTTTGTTCCATATTTCTTCAAAGCAATTAAATTGTTTTTTGATTGAATCTGAAAAAGGTGTTACTACTAAAACTTTTTTATCTTGTAAGAAATCTGTCCAGGGTTTTTCAAAATGAAATGGTTCTAAATCACATATATTAGTATTATAACATTTAGGTGACAACTTATTATATAATTCTTCTTCAAAAATTGAAAGGCACTTACACCACCTAGGAGCAAGATCTAAACTTTTAATTGCATCAATATAAGTCTCGCAAAAATAGTTATATGTTTCAATAGTTAGCGGATATATACCTGATTGAATATACCCCTCATAAAAAGAATTTTTTTCAGGTGTTTTGTTATTATAGAAATATGAATATAATATCTTAATTTCTGTTACACCTATTTTACCGGCTGTAAAAAGAATATTGTTTTTTAAATGATGTCTTATGAAATTATTGCCATCAACTATCATTGTTATATTATAGAGAAAAAATTGACTATTTCAAGTAATACAGCTTTGTATCAGCATTCCTAAAAGGAATATAGTCAGAGAGAAGACAGTCTGTTCCTTTAGGAACTTTTTGTAGGTTTTTCCAATTATTAAGCAGGTTTGCATGATTATGAAATTTTTCTTTAAAAATTATCTGTTCTTCCAGTGCATATGCATAGTGAGTAAATGCCCAGCCTCTAGCGAACGTTTCATTTTTTTCTAAGAATCTAATATCATTATTATTATAGAGTTCTGGTGGTTGAAGTGTTTTAAAATTCATTTTTTGGTCTATTCTCCAGGCTCTCATCCACTCAAACCAATTATTACCAAATTTATTTTGTTCAAACACGTATCTATCTTTTCCTACAAAATAATAGCACATAAATTTTAGTGTATTGACACTACTCTTTTCTAAAAATTTACTAACATCTAGAACTGTATCTTTATCCCAAAATTCATCTACATCTATATAGAATAAGATGCAATCCTCAACATTATTCATAATTGCGTTTGCCATTTCAACATACCCATCCCAGGGTTTGTTTTTTCTTATAATTGAAATGTTGTTACATTTAATACTGTCAAGATATTCAGTTGTACCGTCAATAGATAAGAAATTTTTGTCTACAAATTGATCAACAACAACATTCCCGTTATGACAACCATCGTTTTTATTATTAAGAACACCTTCAATAATATACCAATGATCGAACATGTTAGGGATAAAA